CTTTGGGCTTATTAGCTTTGTTCCTTTTAATAGCTAAAGCATAGTTCATATTTGATGATTTGCTTATTTTATTAATTAGAAAAGATAAATGTTTATTCTGCATATTATATCTTTATAGTATATCTTTATTCAGGTACATTTTTTGTACCTATCTAGGTACAATTTTTGTACCTATCCTGCTTCTATTTTTTAAGTATCTGTATAACATTGTTAATGCTTTTTACTCTTGTTACTTTTCTTTTTTTATAAATTTCTTTTTGTTCTTTAGACATTTTAAGTCTTAAACTTATATTCTTATTAACTATTGCTAGAAAATTGGGTTCACCATTGAAATAGTATTTGCTAGTTTTACCCTTACCCCTATTAAGCCAAGTAATATAGCCGAATTTTTGTAATCTATCCAAACTTAATGATAATGTTCTTTTATCTTTTATGCTTAATCTTTGTCTTAGGTAGGCATGACTAGGCTCACACCCTCTAGGTGCTGTCCTGAGCCTTCTAAGAAGCATTAAAAGGCATTTCTCAACTGGTTTAAGAACCATGTTGTCTAGCAATTCATGTTCTACTTTTAAGAAGGCTTTATTTTGAGGTGTGCTTTTCATATTTAAATTGGTTGAGTGGTTTTAAATCATTTATATTAACAGACCAAACGTAGGGTCTTTCATTTTTTCCAAAGTTAGTCCAGTTACCTAATTTTTCTATATCCAAAGGAGCAACGTAGCCAAAAAAAGTATATTCAGGTGTGTCGTCTCCAACTAAAAAATAATAATCAGTTTTTTTATAGCCTTGTCTTATGATAAGATTGTTGCTTTTTTTAGACATAAGTTGAGACCTAACTTGTACGCATTTATTGTTAATGATTAAATCAGAACCATGAAAGTTGTTTACAGTATGTCCAAAATATGTCTGCATTTGTTTAGCTAAAGCCATTTCACATAAAGAACCTGAGATAGTCATACCCCATTTATCGTATAGATTGAAGTTAGCATTATGACCCCAAGATATGTTTTGTCGCATACTTTCCGTTTGTCTTAGCATACCAGTTAAACCTCCTGCTAATATTTCCTCCCAATTTAACTGTATTTTTTCTAGTTCCATAGTTAGCTTACAAATCAATATAATAAAAAAATAAAATAATCAATTTTAATTATTGACAAATTAATAAACAATCTGTAATCATCTTGTAAATGAAGGGTATTCAAAAAGAAAGATTTACAGACATAGCTTGGTTAAACAAGGATTTTAATAAATCAACTGTTTCATGTAGTCAAACAACATTAAGTGATTTTATGTATTATTTAAAATATCACTTAGCACCTTATTTAAAATTTAGAAAAGAAGCAGATAGTATTAGTTTTAACTCAGGCACTTTTGTGCATGAAGCTTTCCAAGGAATATTAATAGGAAAATTAAAACTTGAAGATGTTGAGGTTAAGTTTAGAAATATGATTAAGTCAAAAACTTATTCAATAAACGATAAAGCCAAAGGTGAATTTTTAGCAGATAGAATAGTAGGATATGTCTCAAATCATTTAGAAGCCATACAAGAAATATCAGGAAAAAATCTATTAGAAGGTTGGCAGGAAGAAAAAGCTTTTTCTGATTGGTATGATGATAAATATATGGGTAAAATTTTAGGTATAGCAAACGAAGGTTTTATAGATTGCTACAATGAAAAAACTAAAATGTTTTCAGAACATAAAAATAGATTTGGTTCAGCCAAAAAAAATCCTAACCCTACAACTAATAAAGAAAAACCTTTTACTTACGTTAGACCTCAAAAAATTAGCTCACCACAATTTACTCATTGTATTCAAGTTGCAGTATATTCAAAGCATTTTAACCATGAATATAAACCACATTTAATCTATGGGTATGATGACCATTATACTATATTTGACGCAAAAAATTGTTGGGAATTGTCTCCTGAAGGTATTAATTATTTTTTTAGAAAATTTATTCAGATTAATATTAGAAGGCAAGAAATGATGAGAATGGCTGACGGAGATATTAAAAAGTTAGCTATTATGATTGGAATAGATTGGTCTGATATTAGAAATTATAAAAGAAATTTTATGCTTAAGACTACAGACGAAAGAGATATTAAAAAATTGGAGAACTTTTATGAAACTCTTTGATGGATTAACACCTGAGGATATTAAAAGAATTATAAACAATGAGGTCTTGCAAGAGATAATTAAGGACAAAGCTAAAGAAGTTTATAAAGAAGAAAGGCAAAAAGATAATGATGAAAACAAACAGAAAGGCAAACAATATGACTAAAAATATATTTCAAAAATTAAAACAAGCTTCAGAAGACGCAAGGTTTGTTAAAAAAACAGAAAAAAAAGGTGGTATGAATTTTAATCCATTGGAACATGACGCAGTACAATCAGTAGCTATGGAGTGTTTAAATAAAAATGGTTTATATCCATATTGCACTTATAAAGATTTTATTATTAAAGAAATGTTTGTGCAAACCACTTGTAAAATGACCATTGTAGATATAGATGCTCCTACTTCTTTTATAGAAATAGAAACTCATGCTATCGCAAAAACTGACAAGTATGGTTCAGGTAATTGTATGTCATACGCAAGAAAATATGCTTTTTTAAATGCTTTAAATTTAAAAACTGGAATGAAGGATGAAGCTGAAGAAGGTAAAGATTCTGAAGATGGTTTTATAGCCAAACCCCTTTATGGTTCTAAGCCAGTAGCTACAAAAACTAAAACAAATGTAGTAGATGAGCTGCAAATAATAAGATTAAATTTAGATGGTAAATTAAAAACAAATTCTGTTTTAAGGGGAGATATGGCTAGTCTTAAAACAAGGATAAATCAGGATGGAGTTTGGGATGCTTTCACCAAAACTGATGTCTATACAAAACTGAAAGACCTAGAGTTAAAAATCAACCAACAAAACAGAAGGAGCTAACAAATGTCAACATTTGAGCTAAAAGAAGGAGAAGGCTATTTAAACAGAGACAATGAAAACCCTGAGAAATTTTGGGGTTCATTCAAAATGCCTAAAGACATGAAAAAAGGAGAAACAATAAATTTAACTGAATGGATTAACACTAAAGAAGGTGGAAAAGTTATTCATAAATTAGTAGAAAGAAAGCCTAAGCCTGAGTCGGTAGAAGCTTAATTCTCTAATATAGGGGTAGTGTTTTTTTTGTTATTTCCCTTTCAATCGTTATTCACTACCTCTATTTTTAAATTATGAAAATATTTTTTCTATTTCTATACATGACTACTGGTGGAACAACTTACGCATTAAAAAAAATTCCAGTTATGAGTGCTACATCTTTAACTTGCCAAGAAGCATTAAAGAAAAACACTACAATAGAACATGAGCCACATGGGGTTAGATATAAAGGAAAAAAAGTTTTTGAATATTACTGTAAAACTTCTAAAGGAGAATGGGTAAAATGAATGATAGGGGAGATAATGATTTAGAAGAAATCATACATAGAATGAAAGAAGAAATTATTATTTTAGAAAAAAAATTAGACTTAGCTAATGAAGAAATACAAATATTAAATATACAACTAACAAAAAGGAGTGCCAATGAGTAAAGATGACAATATAGAATGGATAGATATAGGCAAAAAAATGACAAAAGAAATGCTTAAAGGAAAACAAAAAGAATATGGAAACTTTACTAATAACTCTTACATTATAGCAAGTTTTATACAAAGTGTGTTAGAGGTGGTAAATAAAAAATCTATTAAAGTGCCAGTAACTCTTGTTCCTCAGCTAATGATTGTTCTTAAATTAACAAGAACAGTAGATGATGGAACTAAAGAAGAACTATACAAGGAAGACACATTTAAAGATATTTCAGGTTATAGCCATCTGTTAAAAGTGATGATGCAGGAATTAGGAGATGAAAAAAATGGAAAACAATAAGATATTTTATAGTCCACAAATTAAAAAAATCATTGATTTTATGGCTAAATATCACAAAAATAATGAATCTTACCCAAAGTTAAATGAGATAGGAGAAGAACTTAAAGTTACCAAACAAAGAGTTGGAATATTAATGAAGGTAGCTGAAAGATTAGGTCTTGTAAAATCTCACAATGTTTTTATGAGAAAATATAGCTTGATAAATTTATCAAAAAACAGTAAATTGAAGGTCAATAATTATTATGAGTTGTAAAAAAATATATAATATAGACATGGTAGTAATTATGGAAGAAGAATTTGCAACTGTTGAGGAAGCTGCGAATCAATCAATGCCTAGTGAGAAAGGCTTTGTAGTTGAAGTGTCTAGCATGAAGCTAACACACTCTAACATAAAAAAGGAGGATGCTGATGGAAAACATCAAAAGTCGTCTGCAGGAACTGATGGACATACAGAGGGAAAAAAATGAGTTGTATATCCAAACTGTTCAAGAAGCTAATAGATTAAAAGCTGAAAGTTACAGCTTACAACTAAAAGTTTCTGAATGTAGAGAAGAATTAATGGCTGGTTAATTAACCATTAATAATATTAAATAAGAATATGGGTTGTTAACACAACTAGAAAGGTAAGCTATCGTTATGGGTAAAATACAAAGACAAGGAGATGTTAAGTTTAACATTCATGCAGGAAAAAGATTAAGAAAAGCAAGAATAGAACTTGGCAATAGTCAATCATGGGTTGCTGAAAGAATTAAAGTAACTTTTCAACAAATACAAAAATACGAAAAAGGAAAAAATGGAATGAGTGCTTCTATTCTTGGAAGAATGGCAATCATTTTAAATGTAACTGTTAATTATTTTTATGAAGGTTATGACTTTGCAAATGAAGTTAGCAGCTTTGCGTATAAAGATAATCCTCCTGAATTACATAGGGGAAATCAAGTTAAAAATAGTTCTTACTATCCTGATCCACAGGATGCACCAATTTTAAATCGTACTACTCTTAAAGTGGGATTTTAAATAAAATTATTGAGCAGTAGGTTCTAAGAATAAAAACCTACTTGCTCATAAGGTGTGAATTTTTATTATAATTAATTTATTTATTTAGATCAACTCCTAATTGCTTATCGTCTTCAGATTTTTTCATGCACTTATAATGTGAAGCTTCTTGACTAGCAAAAATAACGAAGGGATCATCTGAAACAATCATTCTATTACAGTATTTACAAAGTCCAATATTTCTAATTGTTTTGACATTTCTTTTCCATACTTTATTACCCATTAAATCTCCTTTGTTTTATGCCCACCATCACCCCAGTTCAAGAAAGAACTACGCCTTTGTTTTTTTCTTTTTCCATTTATTCTTCATATTAGATTTATCTATTGCCATACTTTATAACCTGATTTATTTTTAGTTAAAGATTCTTTTCTATTGCTTCCATCTTTTTTAAAACTAACATGAATCCATCCGCTATCAGGAATACCATCTTCATAATATTCTAGTATCAATTGGTCAAAGTCAAAATTATTTTTAATATGTGAAGCTACATTTTTATTATCAAAAGCTGGTATGGAAAAATCTACAGCTTCTCCCTGACAATGTTGTGATGTATGTGAACTTCCTAGTTTCATACATAAAGCAGGAGACCTAAAACCTGAGGATATTATAATAGGTCTTGACTCATAATATTCTCTTAAAGGTTCTAATATATTTTCACATAAAGCTTTTAAATTATCTTGATGAATATTTGTTGGTTCATTTAAGATGTTGAGCCTAGATGCTGTGGCTGAATTTATCATTTCTTTTAAAGAAAAATTTTTAGATAATTGTGTCATTCATAATACTTTCTATCATATCCAACAACTTTCCATTGAACTGATTTTTTAAATTTATTTCTTTTAGCATATTCTTCAGCTTCCTTTATAGTGTTCCAAACTTCATTTGTAAAGATTTTCCATACATCATTTTTCAACCAAACTATATTAAACATTGGGTCTATCGTAAGGTTGGCAACTAAACTTAATATTAATTAAATTTTTATTAACTTTTTCAATTTCTTCAATTTTTTTAATTGATTCTTCATATCCTGCTATTAAACATTCTTTATAACTATCATAGCCTTGTGGCATTTTATGTGGGTCAGTACATTCTTTATAAGTTATTGAGCAGATTATCATAATCAATGCAAATTTCATTTTTACTCTTTTGTTTTTAGTTCTTTAAGCTCATCTTTTAATTCTTGCAAT